CATTATTTGGAAAAGTTAATACAAAAGCTGTTTGGTTATTACTTGCAGTAAAGCTTTGTGATCCGTAATATTGTTGTTGTGTTCCTTCAAATAATGGCATATCTATTTATTTTCTTGTTGTACGTTTTGTGCTTCTTCTGTCGCTGCAACTTGATATAGTTGAGGATCTTTTATTTCAATACCAGATAGTTCTAATATTTTTATAACAAGTTCAGTTTCTTCTGATCTATGTAAATCAAAATGTGTAGCTTGATTTGCGTTGTATAAAGCAACGCCATTAACAGTAGTAAAAGCCCACTGTACTTGAGCTGGTAAAGCTATATAATTACAAACCACATTACTTGTTATTGTTGTAGGATAAATTTGTATTGATCTGTTTTGTGATATTTCGTTTATAAACGTAGATGTTTGTGCGTTACCACCGGCGTCATCTGGTACGACACCACTTGTTCTGACATATACAGGTCTAGCTTCGTTAGGAGCTGTTAAGGGAGAGTTTTGTATATGATGTATTTCGTTTTGGCTTATTTTTTCTATTTCTACATAACCACCTTTGTGTTTATAATATAGTTCGCCCATACGATAATATAAAGGTAAAGTACCCATACCACCTTCATTATTATCACCTGACATTACAACAGCTTCTCTATATCTTTCAAATACATCTATTTTTTCTTGTATAATATCTACTTGATCTGCGTATGTAAAATCATTTCCAGGAACTCTACTTAAAGCATTTAAATCATAGAAATATTGCTCAAATATATCCATCTGAGCTTGATTAGCATATAGATTAAATTCTTGAGGTGTTATATAACCTCTTTGTTCTTTATTAGCTATTGCCAAAACTCTTTGATAAACCGTATCTATATTAACCATATTATTTTTTATTTATAGTAAGTAACCACCTCATAGAAGTGGTTACCTCTATAAGTTGATTTATTTCATTTTCTTTTCAACAGCTTTTAATATTTCAATACCGTCATCTGTTTTAAACCATGCAGCTAACGCTGAATATGGATTTTCATCAAATGGTACAGTAAATAATTTTCTGCCATTGCCCCACGTAAACGATCTATTATCGCCAGCGAGTTTTATGATATTAGCTTCAACAGCTTTAACACCAATGTTTCTTAAATGAACGTTGTCATCAGCGGCTAATTCTATAAAAGCTGCTGGTGAATTTTTAGCAAATAGTAAAGCATCTCTCTTTAATTCTTTAGTAGACATTTTGCTTACCTTGTTACCTTTTTGTACTCTTAATATAGCTTCTAACTCATCTATCTCTAATTTTTTAGCTAAGTTTAAAGCTTCTATTTGTAATTCTATTTCATCAACTTCATTTTCAGCATACACTTCTGGTGTGTATTCATACCACAATACATTTCTTTTAGGGTGATATAACGATAACAGCTTTTGTAAAGCTGGTTTGGTTTTTGGTACCGATAATCTACCGTCTTTAAAATATATGTGACCTAATGTTACATAACCACTTTGTTCATCAGCAAAAACTGACTTTTGGTTAGTAGCATACCTTAATTCTCTGTTATGACCTTTTTCTTCGTCAAACCAAAGTAAAGGTTTTCTTTGTGTGTGTTTTGATTGTATTGATAATATAGGTGGAGAATTTTCACCTTTTACAATATACACTCTATCTTTGTATTCCCAATTTTCCATGATATAATATAATTAAAAAGTTTGTAAAAAATAAAGAGGAGGGGCGATACGTATACCGCCCTCTCAACTTTATAAATAATTGTTATGCTTTCAATAATACGAAGTTATTCGCAGCTTGAACACATAGACATCTTTCTGATAAGAAGTTAACAACCATCTCATCAGCAGATGATGTATAGTTTCCACCAACAGATCCAGTGATCCATGATTTCATTTTTCTATCATCAGCCTCAGACGCTCTATATCTTACGTGTAAGAAAGGTCTTTGGATGTTTTTACCCATTGACTCATCGTATACTGTTGAAGTACCAGCTGGTACGATAACACCTTCGATGTCACCAATAAGTCCTCTTGTTACAGAATCATTTAAGTATTTCCAGTCTGTTTTATAGAAGTCATAAGAACCTCTTCTAAAACCAGTGAAACCTAAATTCAACGCCATATCAGCATCGTTATTAAATACACCGTAACCAGATCCACCAGATGCAACGTTTCCAGAGTTAATAGAAGCTAACATATTGTCAATTTCTAGAGAAGTACCTCTATCTAAGAACATCATGTTTTCTTCAATAGCACCTTGTTTGTCTAATTCTTGTAGAATAGTATCAAACTCGCCTAAACCGCCTTGAACGTTACCTGATAACTGATCGAAATCAGTACCAGTCCATACTAAACCTCTTGACTCTAATGCAGAGAATAAACCTTCAGTACCACCAACAGCGAAGTTAGATGTACCACCGAAAGTGTGACCAGCAGGCATTTCAACTTGCTGTCCTTCAATCATTGCCATCTCAAGGTAATCATTAAATCTTAATCTTGCTTCAGACTCAGATTTTAAATACCAAAGGTAACCAGAAGCTCCGTCTTCAGAAGTAACTTCAACCCAACCGATTTGTGCAGTGTCAGAACCATTAACTTGGTATCTGTCTCTTAAAATAGCTGGTTTGTTGCTAAATCTTGTGAAAGAAGCATCGATTTTTCTTGAATCTTCAGAAGATCCTTTGATATATTCAGTACCATAAACAAATATGTTTACGTCATCGCCATCAGCGAAGTTTACAGCACCGTTAGTAGATCCTGAATCAGGAGCTTGATCTAAATGTGCTTGTGTATAAGGAGCAACTGTAATAGTAGCTGTTCCACCACCTGATACAACGATACATTTTAATACTTTTGCATTGTCAGTTGACGCTACTACAATAGTATCATGATTTTGTATTAAGTTGTTAGCAGGTAAAGTAATTGTGTTAGCAGAAGCATCAGCGATTTGTACATTGTTAGCACCATCGTTGTAAGCTTCAGCAGAATATGCAATATGCAATCTACCTTGCTCAGACCAAATAACTTGATCAGAAGCTAAAGGCATTTCTGCACCAACCATACTTAAGAAGCCAGAGATTGTTCTTTTACCAAATCTCTCTACTTCTTTCTCATAAATTTCTGGCAGGAATTGCTGAGCAAATGTACCACCGCCAGAAGCCGAGTCAAACGACAAATAGTTATCGTTAAATAACTGTTGTGTTGGCCTCGGTGTCAAGTGCGCTTGATACGCACCAATTGAACTAAAAGGCATAATTTTTAATTTTTAATGTTTAACTAATTTTTATTTACGTATTTTAACTCGAAACGCGTTAGAATCATCACCTGTTATAGCTCTTACTTTCATACCACCAGCTTCAACAGTTTTATGTGTTTGTCTAGGGTCCATACTTACGTTCTTAGCTTTAGCAACACTATCTTTAATAGCATCTGCTC